TTAAATACTGCCCATTGTAATGATAATTCGATTGCAATTGCAGTTGGTAGAGATGCACAGGTTGCACAAGCATTAGAACTTGGTATTATTGATAAGGCAGCAGATAGACTTGAGAATAACGAGTAATCAATAAAAAATTGACTTTCGTCCATAACTAGAGTATACTAACGGAGATATGCTCTAAACTATGGACCTCCCTATTAATGATAAAGAACTTGCTACCATTGTCAGTACATTGCGACTTGGTGGTGATGCATCACTTTATCAAAAACTGACTAGAATCAAAGAGATTCGTGATGCCAACCCTGGTGGTCCATACAAGAAAATTGCCCGTGAAGAATTTGGATTTGTAATTTAATGGATTTTTTAAAAGAAATTGTAAAAGAGATTGGAGACGAATATACACAACTTGCAGCAGATATTGATGAAACCGAAAGATATGTTGATACGGGTTCGTACATCTTTAACGGACTTTGTTCAGGTAGTATATTTGGTGGTGTATCTGGGAATAAGATTACTGCCATTGCTGGGGAGTCTAGCACTGGAAAAACTTTTTTCAGCTTGGCAGTCGTCAAGAACTTCCTTGATTCTAATCCTGATGGGTATTGTTTATATTTTGACACTGAGGCCGCTGTTAATAAGTCTCTACTCGCAGGTCGCGGGGTAAACCTTGACCGCACAGTAGTCGTTAATGTGGTCACTGTTGAGGAGTTCAGAAGCAAGGCACTCAAGGCAGTGGATATGTATCTCAAAACGCCTGAGGAGGATCGCAAACCGTGTATGTTTGTGCTAGACTCTTTAGGGATGCTCTCGACTGAGAAAGAGATTAGAGATGCCCTTGACGAAAAGCAGGTCAGGGATATGACAAAATCTCAACTCATCAAGGGTGCTTTCCGTATGCTGACTCTGAAATTGGGTCAAGCAAATATTCCAATGATAGTCACCAATCACACTTACGATGTTATCGGATCTTATGTACCTACAAAAGAAATGGGCGGAGGTAGTGGACTCAAGTATGCTGCTTCTACGATCATCTATCTCAGCAAAAAAAAGGAAAAGGATGGAACAGAAGTCATTGGCAATCTTATCAAGGCTAAGACTCACAAGTCGCGTTTAAGTAAGGAGAACAAAGATGTTACAGTGCGTCTTTATTACGACAAGCGTGGTCTTGATAGATATTATGGTCTTCTCGAATTGGGTGAGATTGGAGGACTTTGGAAGAACGTTGCTGGTCGATATGAAATGAATGGTAAGAAAGTATATGCTAAGGCAATACTTAAGGAACCAGAAGTATACTTCACTGAAGAAGTGATGGAACAGTTAGACCAAATCGCACAGAAGGAGTTTAGTTATGGAGAAAGTTGAGTTTCTAATCCTTAGAAACCTTCTACACAATGAAAAATATCTCCGAAAGGTAATTCCATTCATCAAACCAGAATACTTTGAAGACAATCATCAGAAGATTGTCTTTGAAGAGATTCAGAACTTTGTCGAGAAGTACAATCAAGTTGCAACTAAAGAGATTCTTTGCATTGAAGTAGAGAATCGTAGTGACATAAATGACTCTTCTTTCAAGGAAGTAGTTAGTTTGATTGCTTCTTTTGAGGAAGAGATTTCTGAGTTTGAATGGTTGGTTGATACTACAGAGAAGTGGTGTCGAGATCGCGCTATATACTTGGCGCTAATGGAATCAATTGCCTTAGCAGATGGCAATAACAATGATGAGAAGAAAGGTAGAGATGCTATTCCTGCCATCTTATCTGATGCTTTAGCAGTGAGTTTTGATACTCATATTGGTCACGATTATCTTGGAGACTATGAACAACGTTATGAAACCTATCACAGAAAGGAGGACAGAGTTGAATTCGACCTCGAATACTTCAACAAAATTACAAAAGGTGGTTTACCTAACAAGACTCTTAACATCGCGCTTGCTGGTACAGGTGTCGGCAAATCTTTATTCATGTGCCATGTTGCTAGCTCCGTGTTGTTCCAGGGGAGAAACGTTCTCTATATTACAATGGAGATGGCAGAAGAAAAAATTGCTGAACGAATTGATGCCAACCTCCTCAATGTCCCGATTCAAGAAATTGGTGACCTTCCAAAAGTAATGTTTGAGGATAAGGTGACAAAACTTGCACAAAAAACGCAAGGCACTCTTATAATTAAAGAATATCCTACAGCATCAGCACACAGTGGACACTTTAAATCACTTCTTAACGAACTTGCACTTAAGAAGTCATTTAGACCTGATATTATTTTCATTGATTACCTTAATATATGTGCTTCCTCTAGGTATCGCGGAAACAGCACTGTCAATTCATATTCTTATATTAAAGCAATTGCAGAAGAGTTACGAGGGTTGGCTGTCGAAGCAAACGTCCCTATCGTTTCTGCCACGCAGACCACTCGTTCTGGTTATGGTAGCAGTGATGTTGAGCTCACTGACACTAGTGAGTCCTTTGGTCTCCCTGCTACTGCTGATCTTATGTTTGCCCTTATTTCTACAGATGACCTTGAAGGGCTTGGACAAATTATGGTGAAACAATTAAAGAACCGATACAACGACCCAACAATCTTCAAGAGGTTTGTAGTTGGTATTGACCGGGCTAAGATGCGTTTGTATGATTGTGAGCAGTCTGCACAGGACGATATTCTTGACAGTGGACAGGAAGAGGAGTATAATAATGAGGAAACAAAACCAAAAAAATCATTTGAGGGATTTAAGTTTTGAACGGTTACTATTCTGTATTTAATCCCAGAGGTCAAAAGATTGCCGACTGTGGTTCTGAAAAAGATGCAGTTATTCTTCTTGGTATGAGGAACTGTAGATGGGAAGGACACTACTATTCGTTCATTCCATTACCTGGTAATGTCATTGATATTTCTTCTGGTAAACAACTTCCAACCAAAGACATCGTTGTAAATATGGACGGCGGTGTTGGTGGTAGTTGGCACGAAGTAGTAATTAAAGAACTCCCTCAAAATTGTCAAGAACCATTTATCCCCGATTTTCATGACTAAAGTTGATACTGAAAAATACCTTGATTTTGTACATGGGGTAACCAGTCCTCCTAGCCTTGACTATCCTGTCCTTGCAGCACGTCTAACAGAACTAGAAGTTAATGGAACTAATGTAACTCAACTTCTAACTGCTGCTCTTGGACTATCTGCAGAAGCAGGTGAGTTCACTGAGGTTGTAAAGAAGATTGTCTTTCAAGGCAAACCTTATAATGAGGAAAATGTCTTTCATATGAAACGTGAACTGGGTGACATCTGCTGGTATCTGGCACAGGCGTGTATGGCACTTGATACTACCTTTGATGAAGTGATTGAGATGAATGTAGAGAAACTCAAAGCACGTTATCCTGGCGGTGAGTTTGATGTTCATCATTCCGAAAACCGTGTGGAGGGAGACCTTTGATTAAACTTGAACTTGAACTAAAAAACGCTGCTGCAATTCGTCACGTATTATATAAAGAGCAAGAACGTTATACTTATGATCCTACCTGTGTTCCAGAAAGGATTACTAATATTCGTGAAACTATTCAAACATTAGATAACCAAATTGAGGAGGAACTAAAGAATGAAACTACTAACACTTGATGATTATCAAAGAGCAGGCGAAACATTTTGGCCTAAGTATTGGTATATTGCAAAGGAACTTGGTGAAGATGCTAAGACAGAAGATATCTTAAGAGTTATGGAAGCAGTTGGTGGTGTTGCATTGAAAGTGGCACTAGAAGAAAAATCAGCAGGACCATTCGGATTTAATAAAAAGGATGAAGAAGATGCTAATGAGAGTGAGGAGAGTTAATGAGTGATCAAAATAGTTATAGACCAAATCTTGAAACTGATAATGTAGAATGGATTGATGATGCATTCTGTATCTACAAAACAAGATTTGGTTTGTATACAAGTATCCGAAAAGATACCAAAGAAAACTTCTTAACTGGAGCAACTTATGATGGTGTGTTTGAGATGTCTCGTTGGCATCTTATGTGTGAACAGGATGGAACACTTGATCAATATACTAGAGTCGTAAATAGCGGTGTTGTTAGTGGCAAACTTTGAAACCTGTTGATCTTCTATTATTAATTGGAGAACTTGAAGGTAGTTCTGCACACTGTAGAAAGTTAAACTTTCTAGAAGATGCTGCTACACTTGATGAGATGAAACGGAAATACTATAAGATGTATTTTCGTCTTGTTAAGGAAGAAAGAAACAAGGGGAATTAGCTCAGTTGGTAGAGCACCTGCTTTGCAAGCAGGCTGTCAGCGGTTCGAGTCCGCTATTCTCCATAAATATTTGAAAAAAATAAAATGGCATCAAAAAGAGTTGTCAATGCTAATACTGTTACAGATGAATTAAAAAGACCCTCTCCAAAATTAAAAAAGCAATTTAAATTAAGTCTTTTATTAAATACTTTAGGAAATATAATACCAAAGAGTAGAATTGTTGAA